TATAGTTTATCCTGTATCTTTTCTTTAGTAAGAGTTGCAAGCTCTTTAAAGGTTAGTGTGACATTGATTTGTGTTGGCATGCCATTTTCAAATGCAGTGAACTGGCCATTTGGTGAATAGTTAACTACCATATCTGTAAGTACACATGAAGTATGTCTATTAACGTTTAAGTTTTCTTGGCCATTGTTATAGTAGAATATATCAAACTCTGATGGATATACGTATAAGAAGTTATTAGCATCTTTAAATTCAGGATGCATATGATACTTAAATTCATATATGATGTTTAATACGTTCTCAGCTTCTTTAGCATCTCTTGGATAGAACTGATAATCGAATGTAAAGTTTCTAAAGTTAACGTGCTTAAATATTTGTTCTTTTCTTGGGTTTGGAGCAAGACCGGTAATCTTAGATATGCCTCCAGTACCAGGTAATTTTAAGCCTTGTGATAATGCAGCCGCTATTATAGCATTTCCTGTACCGTCTCCAGCTACATTGCTTCCACCTTTTTGTTTTCCTGCTTCTACAAGAGCCGCTGAACCACCTGCTGCAGCAAGACCCATGGCATAGACATCTGTATCTTCTTCATCATAGTTGACACTATATGTGGTAGACATATTATTTGGGGTATGAAGTGCTATTGCTGTCGCTAATCTTTTCTTTGCACCTGAAAAAGTAGATGCTACATTCTGTAAGCCTAAAGCTCCTATAGCTGCTATACCTGCAGCTTGTGCAGCAGCTTTTTTATCACCGCCTAACAATGCTCCACCAATACCTACGGCAGCCGGAGCAGCTACAGCTCCTAGAGCTCCAGTATTATATTTGTTTGATAGTGCTGTTAAATCTCCATTATCTCTTGGAGTATTGTCTTCTACGGTTTGTGTGCTTGGATCTTTAAGAAGTTTAGAATCAACTGCTACATTGATATAGAATATGACATAGTTACCGCCGTATTCTCCTAAAGGACCCATTAAATCTGAAGGATAAGAATGCTGCGAGATATGATACTTGTCAGTGTCAAACGAAGCTGGTCCACCTCTACCTTTATAGAGAGTGCTTCCAGAATAATCACCTAAAGTAGATTGTGGGCCATTAGAACTAGGGTTTATTGTTCCCGCATTAAGAGCATTTTTCCCTGTATAACCTGGACCATTAAGACTAGCCATTATTATTTCCTAAACGTTTATTGATTATTTATAACACCCGGAGAACAATAAATAAACATATGTTTCATAAAAGAAAATATAAACCTATGTTCCCCGAGAAGTATGAAGGGGACCCTACCAACATAATCATGCGATCTAGTTGGGAGACCCGCTTTGCTTCATGGTGCGATAAGAACCCATCTATATTAAAATGGTGTTCTGAGGAGACGGTGGTGCCGTACAGGTGTCCCACAGATAATAGACTCCACAGATATTTCATAGATTTTAAGATTCGTGTAAAGACCCGTGATAACCAAACAAAGACGTATTTGGTTGAGGTTAAACCTGCTAAACAGACACAGCCTCCAGAGTATCCGGGTCGTAGGACTAAACACTACATTACAGAATCATTGTCTTTTATTAAGAACCAAGCTAAATGGAAAGCAGCTACAGAGTATTGTAAAGACAGAGGATACGAGTTTGTTATCATCACAGAAAATGAATTAGGCCTGAAATAACATATAAATAATCAAATGGCTCAGCAATTAAAAGATGTATTTAAACAGAACCCATATGAACTAAAGCAGGCTGCGTTTAGGTCAAAAGCATGGTTTCAACAACAAGCTATCTTGCTCGGTAGGCAGAATATTACGCGTCAAAAAGTAATGAATTCAAACCCTAAACAAGTAAAAGCTCAGATAGTTCCTGGAAGCCTATACATGTTTTTCTATGATCCTAAACATAAAGATACCTTACCATACTATGATAAGTTTCCATTAGTATTCCCATTTAAGAGGGTTGCTGGTGGGTTCATGGGATTAAACATGCATTACATCCCGTATCAAATGCGTGTCATGTTATTACAAAGATTGATGGATTTTGCAACAGATTCAAGTTTGAGTGAAAACACCCGCCTTAAACTCTCTTGGAGACTTATAGGTGGCGTATCTAAGTTTAAATGGGCAGAACCATGTGTTAAACATTACCTAAATGATCATGTTAGATCTACATTTAGGAAGATAGATGCTCCTGACTGGACTACGGCTATGTTATTACCTGTAGAGCAATTCGTAGGAGCACAAAAAGCAAAAGTCTGGAAAGACTCGATAGGATAATATGGCAACATTAAACGAATTCATATCAGCTATAGCTGGCGAAGGATTGATGCGAACTTCAAGGTTCGCAGTCATGTTCACATTACCTAATGCTATAGTAGAAGGCAAATACAATAGAGACCTAAGAAAAGTATTATTGTACTGTGATAATATAAACTTACCAGGCATTACGTTAGAAACCTCTGCTGCTAAGACATTTGGTGAACATCGCGAGATGCCTCATAATAAATTATTTGATACCATAAACATGGGATTCTATGTAGATAATTCTATGTCAGTCAAGTTATTATTTGATAACTGGATGGGAGCTATACAAGATCCTGTCACAAGGACATTCAACTATTACTATAATTATACTACAGATATCACTGTAGACGTATTTGATGTCGCAGATAAGAGTCGTTATCAAGTTACACTATATCAGTGTTATCCAAAATCATTAAATCCAGTGCAGATGGATTATGCAAATAAAGAAGTCATGAAAATGACCGTTGCTATGAACTATAAGTATTGGAGATCTACTGCTACTACTAATACCTTTGGTAATAACCCTGGAGTTGGTGGTTCGTTCTCTAATTCACAAGAAACACTTAATCAATACTTGGGAGATACGGCAGAAATACCTGATGCCTATTATACAAACTTTAATCAGTATCAAACAGGATTTAACTCATTTGAGCAAGGTAGGGCTTCATTATTCTCATCAGAAACCGCTTCGATAGGTCAAGGAAGCATTAGAACATAAGGAAATAAAATGGTAACTATTAAAAAAGGTGTAAGTGACAATGCTTATCCGTACTTACAAGAGGCAGATACAAACGGCGATGGTTATGTAAGTAGCCAAGAGCTATCAATGTATCTAGAATTTAAACGTAGAGAGCTTGAAGATCAAGACGCTCAGCGAGATGCTATGCGTAAGATGACATGGTTCGCTCTATGGGGTATGTTGCTTTATCCAGTAACTATCGTTATCGCTTCATGGTTAGACGTGGATGATGCAGCAACTATTATTGGTAATATTGCTCCTACATACTTTGTTGCTATCTCAGCTTTAGTTGCAGCATTCTTTGGTGCTAATGCATATTCAGCATCAAAAAAGTCTGAGGCGCCAGCGGCGCCACCTATGCAACCAATGGCACTTAGACCACAAGCTCCTAAGTCAGAACCAACTCCTTCTGCACCACCAGCTCCACCGAGTGTAGAGGAATATAGTGAACCAGAAACACCAGTAGCTAGAGCAACGCCAACACGTAAGATTACGTAACATAAAGGTATTATTATGAAGTCTGATGAAAATTTATCAAAGATATTTGATGTAGAACCTCTTAAACAAGGTGAAGTAGCAAGCACTGGACAAGAGATTGTCGTAGCTTCTGATAAGATAGGTGAGAATGTAAATTACGACTATGATTCAGCTCGTAATAACCTTCATAAGCTATTGAATCAGGGACAAGATGCACTGTATCATGCACTAGAGATAGCCAAACAATCTGAGCATCCAAGAGCATTTGAAGTAGTGGGCAACTTAATGAAACAGTTAGCTGATACTAACGAGCAGCTATTAGCACTAAGTGAACGTAAACAGAAGTTGGATGCACCTAAGCAACAAGAAGGGCAACCGAATAAACAAGTCACTAATAATAACGCAATATTTGTGGGATCTACAAGTGAATTGAGTAAGATGATTAAAGATATGAATAAAGGAGAATAGTATGGCATTACCAAAGATGAATGCACCATTATATAACGTGACGATCCCTTCAAGTAAGAAGGAAGTAAAGTTTAGACCGTTCCTAGTTAAAGAAGAGAAGTCTTTATTACTAGCTCAACAGTCTGAAGATCCTAAGGTCATGATAAACACACTTAAGTCTATCATTGAAAACTGTATAGTAGATAATGTTGATATTGATAAATTAGCTACGTTTGACTATGAGTATTTGTTTACACAGATACGAGCAAAGTCTGTAGGAGAAATAGTAGAGTTATTATTCTTATGTGATACATGCGATGATGATAAAGCTAAAGCTCAAGTCAACCTTGATATCTCTAAGTTTCAAGTTGAGTTCCCAGAAGGGCATGATAATAAGATATCTTTATTTGATGATGTAGGTATCGTCATGAATAATCCAACACTTGCTACTTTAGATAAGTTAGAAAAGATAAAAGAGGGAGATGTTAATAGTATATTTGATGTAGTAGCTGACTGTATGGAATCAGTCTATACGACAGAAGAAGTATTTAATACTAAAGACCAAACTAAACAAGAAGTAATTGACTTCCTTGAGAACTTAACTCAAGAGCAATTTAAGAAGATTGAAAACTTCTTCTTAACTATGCCTAAGTTACAGCAGACAGTTGAATATGATTGTCCAGTATGTAATAAGCATCATGTTAAGACGATGGAGGGTCTGGCAAGTTTTTTTTAATTAATCTCAGTCACGAGAGCTTAGCCAACTATTATAAGATGAACTTCGCTCTCATGCAATACCACAAGTATTCGTTGACTGAGATTGAAGAGATGTTCCCATTTGAAAGAGAGATATATGTTGCTATGTTAGTTAAGTACTTAGAAGAAGAGAAACAAAAACTGGAAAATAGGTAATGGCAAAAGATCCTGGATTAAGCTTTAAAACAGAGCAAGACTTTGAAAAAAGTATGCGTTCGTCTATGAACCCTAAGGCTTTTCAACAAGTCGTGCAACAGTTACGTACTAATAATCTATCTGCAAAAAGCATATCAGCTGATAATATAAGTGCTAAGACTCTTGCTGAACCAATCGTCAAAGATTCTAAAGAAGTTGAAACTAAACAAAAAGAACTTAAAGGTGGTGAAAAGCTTTTAGAGTCTCATAAGAAGTTAACTACAAACATAGAGAAGTTAACAAAGACTATATCTGATTCAGTATTAGGTAAAAGAAAAGCCCAAGCTGATAGGGCTGAAGATATTGCTGGAAAGCAAAAGCTTGACTATAGAGGTATAGGTCAACAGTTTAAAGAAAAGATAATGGGTCGTGGCGGTGATAAGTGGGACACCAACTCATTACGTTATAAGTTAGGTTCATTGAGAGGTTTGGCTCGTACTACAGGACTTGTATCTGAAGGTGGATTTATTGATAATAAGATGGCGGTCCGTGAAGAACGATTAAAGACTGCAACCCGCATGACTGAAGCAAATGCTGGTATGGAGAATTTAAAACAGTTTGGTAGTAAAGCTGCGGTCGAACAATATTATCAAAGACGTGGTAAAGATACTATAAAGGCTCGCGCTGGTTTACAATCAGAGGAATATAATAGAGAAAAGTATAGAGAAGCTGGTATATCAGACGAAGAGTTTGAACGTACTACTGGTGGTAAAAGACAAGTTAAAGCATTAGGTGAAGCTGGTCAAGCAGTCATAGCAGTAGATCCTAGGATGCAAGGCGAGAAGAAGGGTGC